ATTTAAAAGACTAACTGACTTTTCAGATGTTTATGTATATGATAATTTCACAGCAATAAATGGTGCTCCTGGAGTGTCATATGTTGATAAGATTAACCGGAATACCAGCGCCGGTAATCCGTGGAAGAAATCAAAGAAGTATTTTATGAAAGCTGCACCTCCACAACATCAATGTTTAGATCCAGTAGATGTTGACGATGAGATTATGGAACGTGTAGATATGATTATAGATACTTATCTGGAAGGTAAAAGAGCATTACCTAATTTCTGTGCCCATTTGAAAGATGAGGCAACTTCTTTTAAAAAGATTAAAAGTAAGAAAACTCGTGTTTTCACTGGTGCCCCATTTGATTGGACTATAGTTGTTAGGAAATATCTTTTGTCTATAATACGTTTAATACAAAATAATAGATTTATTTTTGAAGCTGCACCAGGTACTATTGCACAATCATTAGAGTGGGAACAGATACGGGAGTATTTAGTCCATTTTGGTGATGAACGCATGGTAGCAGGTGACTATGGAAAATTTGATAAACGTATGCCATCCACCATTATACTTGCTGCTTTTGATATCATATTGGATATTTGTAAGCATGCAGGATATACTGATGAAGAACTGCGTGTTGTTCAGGGTATTGCTGAAGATACTGCATTCCCTCTAGTAGATTTTAATGGTGATTTAATTGAATTCTTTGGGTCAAATCCATCTGGCCACCCATTAACAGTTATTATCAATAGTTTAGCAAATTCTCTTTATATGAGATATTGTTTTGCTGTGCTTTCTCCTGATCAATCTGCTCAGAATTTTAAGACATATGTTCATTTAATGACATATGGTGATGATAATTGTATGGGTATTTCCCAAGATATCAATTTTTTCAATCATACCTCTATTAAAAAGGTGTTAGAAGATATTGATATTGAATATACAATGGCTGATAAGGAGGCTAAATCCATTCCATTTATTCATATTGACGATGTTTCTTTTCTTAAAAGAACTTGGAGATGGGATGATGATGTGGGTGCTTACTTATGTCCATTGGAACACTCCTCCATAAATAAAATGTTAACAATGTGTGTTGAATCAAAAACAGTTACTGCTGAAGAGCAAGCTGTTGATGTTATTAGTACTGCATTGCGTGAATATTTTTATTATGGTAAACAAATCTTCCTGGAAAAGGAAGAAATGCTGAGAGAAGTTGTTAGAGAACATGAATTAACTCTTTATGTGAAACCTTCAACTTTTCCTACATGGGATGAACTTAATGAACAATTTTGGACATCCTCTAAGCATATCTCTTTGAAGAGAGAGATCAACCATTTACCATAGGTTGTAAAATATTATGGACTCCTATAGGGTTTGGAAGTGTAATCGGCTCTCCAGTAAAAATTATGAATTGCAAATATTTTAAAGAGTCTTGGCGTACGAAGACACGTCAAAAGTTGCTCTGCTTCACTAAGAAAGCAGGATCTTTCTCCTATTAAGCTTGAAAAAAGGAGAAAGATTAGTAGCTTACTGTCTGTCGATGGAGATTATTGCGTTACGAGAAGTTCTTGGAATTTCTGTATTTGTGATATCCCCACGACAATTCGAGCGGAAGGTTTTCCATGTAAGTTTTGTGGATTGCCTGTTCGTTTCAATATTAAAGATACACTTGAACTTCAGGCTTCTCAGGAATCGGGCGATGATATTCTCAAAACTCGTATTAATGAAGGTACTGAAACAGATGTTGTATCTAAGTCCCAAACTGTTACGTTTCGTGATGAAACCATTGGTGAAGTTTATGATTTCCCCGTCTTTGATGACCCTGTTCAAACTCATGATGAGACTCCTAATGTGGAGTTGAATGAATGGTTTTCTAGGCCAGTGAAGATTGGTTCATATACATGGAATGAATCAGATACTGTTGGGACTACACAAAATTTTGCACCTTGGGAATTATATTTTAACAATCCTAATATATCTAATAAGTTGAAGAATTATGCATTTTTGTCATGTACTTTAAAAATTAAGATTATGGTTAATGCTTCTCCATTTTATTACGGTTATACTTTAATGAATTATAGACCTATGACAGGTCTAAATTCTACTACTGTAATTACGGATAGTGTTAGCCATAGAGAATTTGTGTGTTTGTCACAAAGACCTCATATTTGGATTGAACCACAAAACTCATCTGGAGGCGAATTAACTTTACCTTTTGTGTGGCATAAGAACTATTTGCGTACTTCTACGCTTTTAGATTTTACACATATGGGATCCTTGAGTTTTGTAGTTGTGAACGTATTACAAAGTGCAAATGGTGTATTAGCCGCTGGTGTCACAGTCCAAATATATGCTTGGGCAGAAAATGTGAAACTTGTTGGACCAACATGTGGGTTGGTTCTACAATCTTCTGATGAATATGGTGATGGAAATGGACCTATTTCTAAGCCAGCATCAGCACTAGCAAATTTTACACGCAAATTTGAGAGATTGCCAGTTATTGGTAGATTTGCAACCGCAACTTCTATAGGAGCTACAGCTGTATCTCGTATAGCATCGTTGTTTGGTTTTACAAATGTGCCAGTTATAGAGGATACTAAACCTCTAAGACCAAACTCATTCCCTCAATTTGCCTCACCCGAAATAGGGTATCCAGTGGAAAAGCTCACACTGGATCCAAAAAATGAGCTTACAGTAGATCCAAGATCGCTAGGTTTACCTAATGAGGATGAACTTAGTGTTAGTTATATAGCACAAAGAGAAGCTTGGTTAACCGCTACAACGTGGGATACAACTCAAGCTGCTGATACTATATTGTTTACATCCGCTGTCAGTCCTTGGTTATATAGTGCCACAATAGGTACAAATTATAATACATATCTGACACCAATGTGCTATTTAACTAATTTGTTTAGACACTGGCGAGGAGATATAATTTTTAGATTTAAAGTTATATGCTCACAATACCATAAAGGTCGTTTACGTATAACTTATGATCCTGCCGGTACTTCTGGATCTAATGTTACTAACGTGGCTGACACTACAGCTACGTGCTTTACTGAGATAGTTGATATTGGAAAGAACACTAATGTAGAGATTAGAGTTCCTTACACTCAAGCTTTAGCTTGGTTGAGATGTAAGACTGGTGAATATAGTAATTCTAACCAGGTGTTTTCTACAAGCACTACTCCATCTTTTCCACAAATAGATGGAGTAACTAATGGCACCATAACAGTTAGAGTTTTAACAGCTTTAACTGCTCCAGTTCTAACATCAAATATTCTCATTAATGTTTTTGTGCGTGCAGCTGATAATTTTGAATTAGCCAATCCGAGAGAAATGGACCAAAATTACACCATGGGTGTGATGACGTTACAATCCTCAGATGAATATTTAGAACTTCAATCATATGATGATGAAGATGCTAAAACAATTCAGAAAGCAGTTGCAGGCACAATAGTGAAAGCTCCTGTTGATCAGAGATATTTATTGAATTTTGGTGAATGTGTTCGATCATTAAGAAGCTTATTGCGTAGGACATGTCTATCATATGTAGATTCTGTGCCTACCACAACCAGTGGTAATACTGTTTTATATCGTAGAAGATTTAATAAAATACCGTATTACTATGGTTATGATGCGAGTGGTATTCATTCAGCACAAGGGACTATAAATCCATTGGCCAATTTTGGTTTTAATTTTGTGTTTACTACTCCATACAATTGGTTAACGCCATGCTTTGTTGGACAAAGAGGAAGTTTTATCTATCATTACAATGTTGATACTAACCAAACGGTTAATCACGTTAGAGTGAATAGAAGACCAGAGTCAACATCTCTGTTTGCAAACTCTCCTACACTAACTAAAGGAACTGTTTCTGCAGATGCCTTATTCTTTTTACAAAATACAGAATCGGGTGATGCAGGATGTAGTTTAACAAATCAAAAAACACAAGCTGGATTGAGTGTTTTGTTACCTAATTATAATCATTTTAGGTTTCAAAGCACTACACCATCTGTTTCTTTATCTAATAATAGTTACGATGGTTCTAATCAAGATAATTATACATTTGAATTTGATTCTACAACATCAATAAATAGTGGTACTACATATGCAAAGATATGGGTATACTATTCTGTTGGTACAGACTTTAGTTTATACTGGTTTTTAAATACACCAACTCTAACAAAGTTAGCTTATCCAATTGCTAACTAAAAACGTCGCGGTACGGTCGCGCCGATCCCATTTTACTATGTCATTTGGGAATAAAACTCCGTGGGTAACACCCTCAAAACGGACCTATTAAATAGGTTACGAAGCTAAATTTATATACTTAGTTTTTTAATGCGTTTTCTGTGTGTTATTCACATAGAAAACAAGCTTTTTCTAAGGGGTATAAATCGTAATCTTTTAAT